CGTTGATTCTCAACTACATCTGTCTCTCTATCAAATTCTGTATATTGGGCCATTTTTTATTCCTATTATGCGTTGAACGAAGGATCTTTTGCGGTAGTTAAAGTAATTACCGAAATTGCACCTGTGTTATTACCTTCAACAGTTAGTTTTGCACTCTTGGCTACTCGTAATGATCTTGGTTGTAAAGTAGCTTGTGTACCCGTTACTGTTGCAGTTTTTTGAGTTGTTTGTGTTGCTATTGTTGCTGCACTAAAATTACCATCTGCTGAAATATATGCAATATCAGTATCACTTAAAGTAAATGAAAATGATGTATCTGAACCATTGGTTGTATTGGCAGTTATAACGGTACTTGTATCAAAATTCATTGTAGTATCACCAATACCAATATTTAAGGTAGGCATTTGTGTGGTAGTTTTATTCAATGTAATAAGTTTATATCTCATTACTTGAGTTTCATCAGTAAATGCCTCTAAAACTGGCATATTCTCAATCACTGCCCCATAATAGCTCGAACCATTTGGATGTGCAGTATCCCACAAATTATAATCAACTTCATCATCTGCTAACGCAAACTTTGTAATTTGAAATGCATTTTCACCTCTTGCTAATAATTCTCGACCTTTTTTGGTCAAAATAGCATCTACGGTAATACTTGTATTATCTAAAAATCCCATATTGTATCTCCTCTTGATGGAAGCGAGAATACCGAATAATATCCTCATACATAAATATATACTTCCCTAATTTTTATCGTTATTAATTTCTATCTATTCGCCTGTCTTTCCCTGAAATCCAGTATCTTTTGGATTCAACTTAGAATCATCAACTAAACGAGATTCTCCAGGTTCCTTTGTGACCAATCTTGTTGGACTTGTAATTGTTAATTCTACTGCAGGATAATCTGGTTCTTTTGGATCGGCACCAAATACAATACCCTTATAAAATGCTCTAAATAACGTTGAATCGTACGCTAATGTCTGATATTCCGATAATTCTAAAGAATGACTATAATTTGAATATTGTTGATTAGCTCCAACATGTAATGGTGTAACTCCAAAAGAAGGATGATTACTTGCAGAAAGTGAAGAACTAAAATAATATGCATATGTAAAATTATGCTCCGACATTCTTGATGCACTTATATATGGATTAACACTTTCTGCATAAATAGATTGAATATCACCTTTAGTGATAGAAGCCGTTGCATATGTATGGTGGTATTCATTATTTTGTATTTTATTTATATCATATAAAGTGGCAACTCCAAGAGTTCCTAATGATCCAGATTGTGGTTCATAATGATGTGCATTTACATCACCTTCATGATAAGGATATTCTGCCCCAATACTTATAACACTATCTACTGTAGATGATGTTACAAATGGTGCAATTCCTCTTTCAAATTCCCCTGCATTTTCAAAATATAAACTCTCAAACTCTGGTGCTTTTCCCACAACCTCTTTACTACGATTCAAAATGTTTGGTTCAACCAAAACTCCAAGTGTAGAGTTTGCTCTTGCAGGTAATAATGCTCTCATTTGTTTAAAAATACCAGAATCGTAATATTGTAATATTCTTAAATAATCCCAAAAGTTATTTACCTGTTTATATTTTTGCCAATATGAATTTCTTACATCATCCAATCCTCTATAAGAATACTCAAATTCATCTCTTGGATCTCCAATATAATCATCATAATTCACATCAGCTAAACTATAAATAATATCTCTATCGATAACATCCGTTGGAGAAAAATAAACTCCAAGTCTATTACTATCAACTGGTGCAAAATCAAAAGAAGATTTTTGTAAAGTAACATCTCTTGATAATGAACCTGTCAAAAACCCACTTTCAATTCTAATTTTATTAGTATTTCTTCTTGAAGCTCCAATATCAGGTATTTTCATTTGTTCGATTTCACTAATACTTCTATATAAATTAGCAGAATATCCAACTGCTGAACCAGTTGAAGTATAACTTAATACATCTGCACTATTACTTACTGAAGAAGTAAGTGATAAATCTTGATTCTCATCAAAAGTATTTCTATAAATTAAATTATTATAATGAGATGAAGTGGTATTACCATTATAAGACTTTGGAGTTCTTACATGATTATCAAATTTACTTTCAGAAAGAGGTTCACTCCATAATCTATACTCCATAATAGAGCCACTAAAGTTAGTAGCATCATACGCACTTCCACTGCCACCAATATAAACTTGTGCACTTGAAGTAAATGCAGCATTCTGCCAGCCGGTAACTCCAGACTGCATACTTGCACTTGTAATATAGTTTATTTTAAATCTTGTCGCATCATATTGTTTTGCAGATAAATGATAATTAACTCTTTGGTATATATCATCCGAAGTTAAATCAAATTCAGGCACTTGTAGCCACTGCCCCTCCGATTCACCATAACCATCTTTAATATATTGATCTTCAGCCCCAGTAAGCAACGCCCCTCTACTTGAACTTTTTCTCGTTAATTTGACCGACCAAAACTCATCATTATAAAATGGTTGTAATGACGATGTTACATAAGCAATACTGGAACCATTCGATGCAGTTAGTTGAAATTTTAAATATCCTTTATTATTATCTTCACCATTATTTTGAAGTGAAATAGCCCATCCAGGTTTATCACCCTTCTGTATAATAGTTTGATTTGCCACGTAAGGTGTTCTAAATCTAAACTCTACTGTTTCTGGTTTAATTCCACTCACATTATCAGTAGTCCATAAATGTTCAACATATTCTGAAGTACGGAAATCAAGAGCATAAGTAAACTTTCTACTTATATCATAAGTAATTCTATTATTATAATCTGGCCCACCGTATTCTCTAACTCTAAGTATAGAACTTGGAATACCATAACAATTCAATAAACCTTTTAATGCTCTTGTAGTTCCTTTAGTTCTTTGAAAATAAGGTAAATTAGCCAGTATTCGTTTCCATATTTCTTCTGTTACTTCTTCTTGTGCCTTTTCATATTTTTGTGAAGCGTCATCTATATCTTTACCTAACAAATATTCTGATAAGTTTAATAAATCATTTCCACTATAAACCTGTAACCCCGATGCCTTTGCCACATACTTCACAATATCTTTAGATATACCTTCAGAAAGTTTATTTTGTCTATCATTCATATCGGTAAAATGTTTTAAATAAATCCAAGTCTCATCAAATTGTTGACCGACCATATCCATAAAATCTAAAAATACTTTACTCTCACCATCATACTGTATATGACCAGGTAAATTATTAACTAATCTATTTTGATTATTAGTATCATATAATGATGCAGAAGAAATCATAGTATTAAACCAAGTAGTGGCTACGGAAGATGTGGTTGGAGCTAAAGTATATGGTGTAGAACTATTTTCTTTTGGCCAACTCGTATCATGAAATTGTCCAACTGAACTTGATACATAAGATGAAGAATTGTGATATAAATAATATTCATAATCATCAAAACTATTTTTCACTTCCCTTACCTTAGTATCATAAAAATTTTGCATTTCAGTTGAACTCGAAACTGAAGAATATACACCACTTTCAGAAGTATATGTTTCTATCAAATCGAACTTATATTTAAAATTTCTCACACGTTCTTCTGCTGAACTAAAATTTATAAAATTTCCAAACCCAGTATCATTATCTGAGCCAAGATTAGTTGTTCTCTTACTATAATCTATATTTAATTTTACATCTAATAAACTTCCAGATACCAACTCATTCTCAAGTTCTTCTATTACTGTAGTATTACTTCCAACTAAATTATCATAAGATTTAAAATTAGTACCTCTAAGGTCTATTGGATTATCTTCACCATCAATATTTGGAATGGCTAAAAATACAGAATTATTAAGTTCCATATCTTCTTGATATGGAATTACTTTTATTGTATCTTCAATAGGTGAAATTACTTCTTGTACAAAATAACCTGATTGTCCGACGGGTCTGTCCTCAACTGGAGCATAAAGTTTTAAAGATATTGAATCTTTATCTCGAAATACATTTGTAACCAAATAAGATTTATCATCCAAAATAAAATAAGTGTTCAAATCATCTATCTCGGTTGTAATATATTGAACATATGCTGTCTCATAAATCCTTGCCTTTGCAAATGAATTTTGAACTTTTGCACCTTGAGATTCAAGCTCAGCTGTTCGATAGCTATCCCAAGTATGAGCCGTTCTAAGTGTATTTGAATTAGAAATTGCAACAATCGTTGAAGAAAAATCTCGGAATTCCTTTTTACCACTACTGTCTGCTGTAAAAGGTTTTTGTTTCCAATAATAATATGCCTGTTGAGTATTAGGAAGAAATCCTTTGTCTGAATCATTTTTCTTGGCTTCATCCTCAGTAGATGTTGTCCACTCATATACTCTACCATCTACATGTGTATATGGTGAATCGGGTTGATTATTACCATCCGCATCCGTATGTTGTTCGGGTAACATCTGATCACTATAATGAGGTTCTATACTTGAATGTCTATTTGTATCTCCATCCAAACCCCTATCAAAATAATTACTTACTTCATCAAAATCTGGTAACCGTGCAACTAATACCTCATAAGCATTTGGAATTATAAGTTTACCACCTATCATGTTTGATTGGAATCCACCATCCTCAACTGGGTCTGTAAGATCCAAAGTAAGGGTTGGATCATCTTTTTCTCCCTTAAACTTAACTCCAGCATTTGCACTTTTCTTAGGAAAATATTTTTTAGGATCAGTTATAGAAATAAAATTATCACGATAATCTTCATTATCAATATCTTGTAATGTAACTGTTATTTCAGTACTGGATGGAGAAACTTCTGTTATATAATAATCTAAACGAGATGGTGTTACAGGAGACATTTCACCTGCATCATTTTCATGAAAATAATAGCTTTTACCATTAACTAAATTAGATTTAATTTGTTTTTCAGATATTGTATTATCTGACTCTAAAAAAACTGTATTGGGACTTCCTGCAACTGATCTATAAAAATAATAAATTACTCTATATGTACCGCTTGTAAATCCATTTTCACGTAAATGTCTTCCAATATTAATATCAATTGCCTCACCATCTATTAGAAAACTTTCACGTGAAACTGTAAATGTACCTTCTAAATTTTGTCCAGTTCCTCCATATACATAAACTGTGGCATAATCTATTGGTAGTAATCCAAAATTACTTTTATCTTGTTTTGCTGACGAAAGTAAATTTCCATCTGCTTGTGATAAACCGTATCTGTTAGCCATTTGATAATTCCGCTATTAAATCTTCATATTCTTTAATTCTTGCGTTAAGTATTTGTTCTTTTGTAACTAATTCGTCTTGTGTAGGTGGATCTTCTGATTTTTTTAATTCTGAAAAAAGTTTCTTTTCCTTTAATACCTTATGTGTAAGGTGTCTGTGTGTTTTATTTCTACTATTTTTAATACGTACTGTTTGAAAAGTTTCTTCAGCTGAATCACCTTCTTTAGTTGAATAACTAATAAGAATTCCATCATCATTTCGTAATGGATTATTTGCATCTAAACTTTGGCCCTTACTTCGAGCATCAGATAAAGCTCTTTGTAATTGTTTTTCGTTTTCTCTATCATCTGCATCTAACATATTTTGATATGTATCAGATAACAAGGAAGCACTCAAATAATTAGTAGCCATTACGACCTCACTACTTTGAATTCATATCCATCATCATATATCATTGAGACTTCTTCAGCACCACTACCACTCACAACTTTAATTTGAAATCTATAAAATCGTTCTGGTTGAAACCCATCTAACCATAAATTGAAATAATTACCTGACGAATCACAACTTACAAGTGAACCTGTACTGAAGGGGATTATAGTTTCTTCTGTTTTAGCATCCTTTACAGAATAATAAGTACCCTGGCCCATTGCCGTACTTCCACTTGGTAAATATTTCACCGTAAGTGCTGCAGGTGTTGTAGAAAAAGTTCGTTCAGGATAAAGTTCACGACCTACAAATCTAAATTTTGCCTTAGACTTTTCTTTATATTCAGGTCGTAAATTTTTAAAATAAACCGTTAAATTATCTAAATCAGATGCTGATATTGGTGCAATAGAACCACATGCAAATCTTGAATCATCCCATTCTACTTCTAATTTAGGAGAATAAACTGTATGTGTTTCTCGTGAAAAGAATTTTAGATTTCCTAACATCGAAGTATTATGTTCTGCTGAACCTGTTGCTGTGGTTGGATCAAATATTGAATGTAAACTTTGTGATGTTGGAAGGTTTTGTCTTTTTATAATAAATCCATTATTAGGAAATACTGAACTTGAGTAAATTTGATTCTTAACTAAATCACTAACATCCATTCTAATATCTGTAGTTTCATAAATTAAATCATATGAAGCACTTACGTTGTATCCACTATTCATACTCGCAGTAAACCAAGTACCACCTTGAGTTATACTACCACTTACCCATGCAGTTTTGGTAGTATCATTATCAACATACTTCCAACTTGCTCCATCACTCAATACTGGATCTCTAAGAAAAGTTCCTGTACCACCATCCCAACTTTGACTTACTATATAAGCATATAATGTTTGTTCTACAGCCAATTCAGTTGATGAGGCGTCATATAGATTTAAATAATATTTAGCACTACTCGGTATAATACTATCTTGTATAGATTTTGAAATATAATTATAACTAAATTTTATCAATACTCTTGATACATCTACTTCACTACCAGCATCATTTACATTTTTATTTATTTCTAAAATCTCATCTAATCCTGTATTAATAGAAGAACTAACCGTTCCCTCATAAAGTGTTGTATCTACAGTTGGGTATTCAAAATAAAACATTAAATATCTCCTACTACTCTACCTTGTATATCTGAATCTGGATACTTTATCTCAAATATACTTGGGTCTAATGATGAATAAACAATTCCATCTTTCGTTGCTGAATTTATATCGTAAACATAACCAGAATATCCTTGAGAAACCCTATGTTTATTCTCTATCAATATTAAAGATTCTTTGGGATTATTTTCTTTGGGTGGAACTACACTTGCAACTCCATCCACTAAAGAAATTTTATATGCTATATCACTTAATATAATTGGTTGATTAAATTGCCACTTCTCAATATCAAAATGTTTTCTCACCTCATTAACACAATTAAATAATACTTCATTTTTATTATGACCTCGTTGAGTAATAATAGCAAACTTAACACCTATATTAATATTATATCCATCACGTAAATTAATAGCATCTGTCATAATTCTATATTGTGATAAATAATGTTTTATATTTTCTTTTGTAGCAGTATTCAATCTTACTAATTGTTTATTCCTATCAAATCCTAAAAGATATAAATTTAATGCAAGTGGATTTGGTATTTTACTTACATTAGCAACTGTAGTAGAAGTTCCATCTGAACCAATTACCACTTGTTCAGATTTTGACAATGCTTCATCTTGTACAATATATGCCTTTGCAACATTTCCATATTTTTGGGGTAATGAATAAACCCTTGTGATATAATCTTCTTTAGTGACTGCTCTATTTTGAGAACTAAAACTTGACAAAGCATTAATTCTAATTTCTTCAAGTGACTCACCACTTGAACCACCAGTAGCTGGTTCTTGGTTTCTTACTTCTAAACTTGCCTTGGTAGTTACCACTTCACCTGCTGTTAATCCAGTTTCATTGAGTGTCCATGCAACTTCTCGTTTACTTATAATTTCATTGGCTAATGCGTTATGAGCTACAGAACCACCATAAGTATATGTTACAGTTAATGTTGTGTTACTTGGAGATAAACCAAAAGTGCGAGTTTTCAAAAAATTACTCGGGTCATATGAAGTATCAAGTTTATTTAATCCAGTTGCCAAGGATGAACCAACATTATCTGGATTAGGAATTATTTCTTCATCTGGGTTAGATGAAACTCCTGCACCAAATCTCAATTCAAGTTTACCATCACTACGAACATATGTGGTAAATCGTCGAGAAGATTTTACCAATTTTAATAAATAAGGTGTATCATTTGAATGACTTGAAAGTTCTGGATCATTATCCGAAGTATTTGCTGCGGCCTCAAATACTGTGTCTTGAGCTAAAAATGGAACTTCATACCATTTATTTCCATCACTATCAGTTACTTTAATTATATCCACTACATTTGTATTACTAAGAGTAATTTTATCAAATTTAGTAGATGCTCCAAATGTAAAATCTTCTACTGTTTTCTTACCAGATTCGACTATTCCTTTTTTTGAAAGTTTATATTGTGATGGTATGTTTTCATCAAAAGCAGAAATCGTTATATTCAAATTATCAAGTGAAGATGATGCTGCAAAATTTATATCATCTAATAATCTAAATTCTGTTTTATTTGAGGAAGCTACTATACTATCTGCATTTAATATGGGAGCATAAGATAAATTTGGTCTATAGTTTACATCATCATCAGTTTCTGCTGGTACGGTTACACTAAAATCACATATAGCTATCGCCGGATGAGAAAGTTTTGGTTTATATCCATAAGATTGTGCAATTTTAAAAATATTTTTCTTTTCCTCTGCTGCATGTAACAATGATTCTCTAAATTGATTATCAACATAATATGAAAGAACATCACCCACATAAGATGCCATTTCTATAAACATCATACCTGGACTTGATTCATTAAAATCATTATAGGTACTTGGAAAATATGATTTTGCAAACTCTATAAGATTTTGTCGTATTGAAGTAAAATCTCTACCGAGATATCGTATTTCTTTTGAGATTGATTTTTTATTTGTTCCGTAATCTGGCATTTTATATTCCTACATTAAAATTAAATGATATATTTTCAATTGAATCTGGATCCTCAACATCTACCGAATATTCAAAACTCAATAAAATTTTATTAGTATCTTGATCATCAATTGAAACATACACATTGTGAACTGTTATATGTGGTAGCCATATAGAAACCGCATCCCTAACTGCTTCTTCTATAGACTCTCCTGTCGTATCTGTAATAGGTTCAAATATAATTCTATGTACATCACAACCAAACTCTGGCTGACCTACTCGTTCACCCTTTATAGTTAAAATTAAATTTTTTAGATTACTGAAAGACTGTTCTTTAACAGTTTTAGATTGATTAAAAAATCCTGTAGTTCCAAATCGGAATGGAAGTTTTATTCCTACAAATACATCATCATTTTGGTTAATCTCTCTAATGGATGCCATTATTTACCTTTTTTGCTTATCACCTTCATCAAATCACTATAATCTCTTGTCATAGCATTCACAACTCCTTCGGGTACTTGTTCAACTGACAATCCAGCATCTTTAATAGTTTTAACGGCCCCCATTTCTCGGGCCACTTCTTCATTTCCACCAGCCAGTTCTCCATAACCTAAGGCCTCAGCCATTCTTGTGGAATCAAATGCCTTACCACCCATTGTTGGGTATTCATCAAACTCACCACCACCACTATTTCCTTCTATCCCACCAACTGTTTCGTTTAAAATTTGATTCAAAGTTTTATCTTTCGTATATTCTTTATATTTTCTACGAATAGGTTCTTTGAATTGTTTTTCCGTTATAGGTTTTGATTTTTTAGAAGAAACCTTAGAAAGGCGTTGTTCCTTAATAAGTATCTCGTTCATTTGTTTTTTTACTTCTCGCTTCGCTACTTCTTTAATAAGTTTTACGAGTTCTGTTTTAGTCATAGTAACTCCTATATTGTTTTTACTTTCTCACTTTTTAAATTATTTAAATTTGGTAATGTTGCTATTTCTGCCTTTAGTGCTGTTGCCAATGCACCTAATTCTCCAGGTGACTTAACATTTGAGAATCTATTTACAGCACCCACAAATGCACCTAAATATTCAACCAATTTATCTCCTCTAACTACGGGTTCTGTTGCACCATTACTTCCCAATTTTATATTACCTTCTTCTGGTGTCTCAATAATCGTATCACCTATCGCACCTATCGTAATATTACCACTACTTAATATTCCTATATTACCATCTTCTTTTGAATTTATTATAATTCGATTGCTATTAATAAGTATTTCTGATTCTGATTTATCAGAGAAATTTCCTACTTCTGGTGTAAATGCTGGATTAAATCCGTCACTTGGTGAATTTTCAGAAAGTCGTATTGTAGATTCTGTTTTATCATCTATATTCTCAAAATTACGATTTCTACCCGTAGATATATGTACGGTTGATGAAAACTCAGTATTATCATTTTTCTGATTACTTCCAAGCCTAATTGAATTACCAAATCTACCTTCAATAATGGTATCTCCTTCATCTGGTAATAATTTTGGTGGACTTATATCTACATAATAATATCCCTGATTTTTTTCTCCATCTTTTTTATTAGGTGTATGTCTTGTAGAAGATAATAATGTATCTTTTATCTGACCAATACTTGCACCAAATTTTTGGTTATTAGAAGGTAAACCATTAAAATTTAATATAGATAAATAAAAATTACTATCGTAATCTTCTTCTTCCCCATACGAAACACAAACAACTAATTCTCCAATTACAGGATAATTTGTAATGTTTGGATTTATTGGTTTATAATCTTGACATGAATCTATGTTAGAACCTTGTTCACTATAAATCATTCTAGCTCTAACTCCTCCCAAGAAAGATAAATCTGGTACCCCTCTTTCCATTGGAAAATTTTCATGAGAAGGATCATTATAAACAAACAAAACCTCTGCAGGTTCATGTTCATAAAAATAAGATTCTGATTCAAGTTCTTTAAATAATTGTAAAGCAGAATTATAAGTTAATAATTCATTATTAAATCGTCTATTGTCCTCATCAACAATTTTAGTCCATGCCATTAGTTTACTTTCGAAGTAGTAATATTATCTGTAATTCCTTGTGTGTCTTTTGCAACATCTTCTATATCTTTTAATAACTGTTCCTTTTCTTTTTCCGTCAATCCATATTCTTCTTCTGAATCGCCTTTGCCATCTGCTGTAGCCATTCTCTGTACTATGGTTGCTAATTTTACAAGTTGTTCATCGTTCTTTACATTTATTTCCAAATATTCTTTTAACATTGGAATTATTTGCACAGCGGTATCACCATCCTTGATGAAACTAACAACTTCTTTCATCAGTACTTCTAATTGTTCTTTGTTTCGGTTGGAATTGTCGTAAATGTCTTTGAATACATCTGAGAGGGTTTTTCCCTCGAATACTTCATAATCGATTGCCATAAGATTAGATTACCTATATTATTACATTAATAAATATTGAATTAGTAAAAAATACTTATATATAAATATATACTAAAATCGTTTATAAAATATATACAATAGTTATTATTGTCGGAAAAGTAACCGACATATGACAATAACTAACGGGAGAAAGACCAATGAAGGAAGTCATAACACTCGTCAAAGGCTGGGTAGACGACATAGCTCATTTACTTATGTCCTTTGTGGCCATTGGTGCTGTTTCTGAAGTAATCTTTGGAAGTGGAATCTTTGGTGTAAATGTTATCGGTAACCTGACATCTATCATAAACACATTCGGCGATTCTGGGTTCGCTGGACTTGTCGCATTGTTGGTGTTGGTGGGTTTATTCCGTAAGTAGTACTAATCGGAAAAATAATTAGGGGAACGAAAGTTCCCCTTTTTATTGCGTACTTGTGATGATAGTGAGACTGAATCTCATTATCATTACTTATAAATTATAAATAACTTCCAGTAAATTTAGTATCGACTGAACCACTAAGTTGGAAATTTCTTTTTAGAGATTTATGATGTTTTTTCATCACATTAATTACACGAGTAATATGTTGTGTATTGGAATCTGTCATCTCTCTAATTAAAATATAAAGTGCCTTTTTATTAAAGTTATCGATTCTATCTTTCATATCAATCAACTCAATAACGGCATTAGCTACATCTAAATCTTTTTTTCTCTTGAATACAGTTGTTAAATTATCTCTCCAATAATCAGCTAAAATGCTTATATATTCAACTTGCATTTCTTTATTATCTCTAACCCGCATTTCAGTCGTAGGATTTCTTTTATAATCCGTAACTGAATAATCATCGTGTTGTTTCATTCTCTTATAATTGTTATTATTATGTAGAATCAAATAATTTTTAGCAACAATGCTAAAGTATGAGAAGGCCTTACCCTTACCCTCAGTAAACTTATGCATGTTCATATAGAGGAAGCTAACCACCTCATGCTTCACGTCATCACTTGGTACATCAAAGTAATAAAACTTGAATGTATGAATGATATTTTCGGCAAGTTTCTCAAATGCATACCGTATGTGTTCATTATAAATTCGTTCTCTCATAAGAGGACGAGTTTCTTTGTTATGACGCACTATGGCATTTTCTGTACCTTGCGTGAAATATTGTTTCTTTTTAGCTTTTTTTGGCATATTAAATGTCCTTTTCAGTTATTTGATTTAGTTCTTCTACAGTATTTTTTATACCTTCGAATATTGTACCTATCTCATCATCTGCTTCAAAGTGTCCTGTAGAATCTATTTCTTGAATTTGTTCTTGTGCTTGGACTATCTTTTCTGCATATTTCTCTGCCCAAGTTTCTAATCGTTCTACTTTTTGCATTTGATTATACGTTGTATAACCTAATGTTATAGCTAATATCCCTAAGATTATTTCTAAAACCATTGTTTACTCCTTTGTTCTTGTTCTAATCGATTCATACATATTTCGTATACTTCTGGATCAATTTCTGAACCTATGAAATTTCTTTCTGTTTCTAAACATGCGACTGCTGTAGTTCCTATTCCAATAAATGGATCGTAAACTACATCACCCTTTTCTGTATAATTTTCTATACATCGTATCACCATATCCTTAGAAAAATTGTAACTGTATCCCTTATATGAATGGTGTGGATGAAACCAAATATCATATTTGAATTGTTTAGTGTTTTTGGATTTGAACTTA